TTAAATGCACTCTTTCTCTTCATTCCGAATGAACCAATATCTTCTGGATCTGCATTGGCATCAAGAACGGATTGAACCGATTTAACTCCAAATCCATTGGCGCGAGCGTCTGCAACAAACTTTCTGGCCAAGACCTTCTTCAGCTCGCCTAGTCTTTCTGGCGCAGCAAAGTTAATCACGGCAGTAGGATCGGCAATTGCGGTCATTAAGACGTTCCTATCTTCCTGCGTCATCGTGCCAGGACCACCGATTGCAATACGCATTTGTCCAGCAAGGGCTGTTCTGATCGCGTCCGCGCGAGCCATGAGTCTTGGCCTAGCCAAAACATCGCCTGTTTGAACTTGATTGCCAAGGTCAAGGAGTTCGTCAATTCCGCCAACAGATGAGACAAAGTTTGGCACAAGTCCACGAACTTCATTGGCGGATTTCTCGCTGCTTGCCATTCCTTCAAGGCCAGGGATCTTGAGTGCGTTCTGAGCGATCTTCTTGGTCTGAGCATCTTCGTATCCAGATATTTTGCCAATGGTCTGCTCCGCAGCCATGCGTTCTGGCGAACCTTCTGGAAATGAATTAATATAAGATATAGCCTTCGCCTTCATCGGAACGAGCTGTTCCAATCTCTGCTGGTAAATCGATCCAATATTCGCTGTGGCTGGAACTGTTCCGCCACCAAGACCTTCTGGTACTGGCAGCGTCCCAACAAGTTCTCCCAATTGCCTGCTAGTCGCAGCCTGTGCAGCCTCTGTTCCAATTGCCCTATTGCGCATGTCGGCCTCAAGCTCTAGCGCAGGGCGCATCATTTGAGCTGCCATATCCTTCTGCATGACAGGTCCAGGAACATTTTCTGGCAATGTGGCTGATGCAGACCTTAGGTTTTTGACTCGCTCGCCAGCGGATGACATTAGCTCATTTTGCGCTGTCAAATCCTGCTCCAGCGCACTCCTTAGTCCGCTAAGACGAGCAGCTTCGATTGGCGCGTACTCAGGAGATGCCTTCCTTCGCTTCTCTTCTTCAGAGGCAATTTCGCCCTTCAGCTTCTCTACTCCAAGAATTCCCTTTTCTCTCTCGGCTCGGAGCGCAGCTTGTCCTTCTGGACTTTTTAGATACTCTTGTTCCGCATTAAACTTCTCAATCTGCGAGCGCAGGTAGTCCTGCTGCATCTTCTTTGTCTCTCGCTCAGTTGCTGCATCGACCTGCTTTTGCCTTACAGCCTCTTCGTAGGCTGGGCTTTTATAAACAGTAAATGGTCCGAACTGTACTAGATCTGCCATATTATCCTAATCCTCCAAGAGTATATGACTTAAATGCACCAGATATGGGCGAGAAAATGTTGCCAATTCCACCAGCAATCTGTGCGAATTGCGATGCGCCTGATTGTCCTTGTTGTTGCGCTGACAGACCAGAAACATAAGTCCTGTATGTATCGGAACCATAGTTGGCCAGGGTATTATAAATAGAAGCAGCATTCTGTGCGCCTTGGAACCCAGCATTAGGATTTACATATTGATATCCAGCAGTCGCGGTAGGACTTGTTGCAAATCCAGCCGTACCCTGCGGAGCTGATGCTGCGAGGTAGTTGTTCAATAGGTTCTGCTGTTGGCCAAGTCTCTGCGAAGAAAGGTTGTACACGCTTGGGCCAGATGCTGCGAACTGCTGTGCTGCCCCAAGCCTGCTCTGATCAAGAGCGTTTCGCAAACTTGTGTCGCGAGCCAGCGCAGCACCAGTTGTTTCGCCTGACGAAAGGAATTGTGATGCTGCGCCAAACCTTGCAAGCTTGCGAGCCTCGCCAGCAGCACCAGTTTCTACTGCCTCTTGAACCGCAGGGGCAACACCAAAAATATTACCGCGAGCAGTCTGAGCAGCGCGAGCTGCCTGCTGATATTGACGCTGTTCTTCAGCACCAAGCGTGGAACCAAGCCTTAATTGATTTAAAGCTTCTTGCTCAATACTGCTTCGAAGCTCTTCAGTTTGCGCGGTTGTAGTCGCGCCAACTGGCGTTTCAGCCATCTTTTTGTACTGGTCAGCAAGCGTTCGAACTGTCGAGCCAAGCGCAGGATCAATTTGATCAATTTGAGCCATCGTCCTTTCTTCAGGAAGCTGTAGGCTCTCTCTAAATTTCGCAACTGTTGTTGCAGCCTTTTCTCCAGAAATTGGCTGGTAATTATCGTAAAGACTTTTTGCGGAAAGCGTGTCTTTTTGCGCTTGGGCAATTTTAGTATTTAAGTCGGCAATGGTTTTTTCCGCATCAACCCTTCTCCTGTCATTGGTTGGAAGTGATGATATAAAATCATTTGCACTAGCAAGTTGACTTTGAAGATCTGTGGTAACAGCGGTTCCAGTATCATAAAGAGACTTATACTGGTCTTTTCTGGCGGTATTTATGTCATTTAAAATCTGGGCATCTGTTACTTGAATATTTAACTTGCTGGCCAACCCTCCAGTTCCAAAAACTTTTTCTCCACTAAGATCTGTCAATCCAGATGTAATTCCAGCAGCAGTTTTTGAGGCAGCACCAAATCCAGTCGTAAAGTCGCTTACTCCATAGTCCTTAAATTCCTGAAGATATTTTGGCGCAAATTGATTTGCCTCTAATATCAATCTGTCAAGCTTGTCCTGCTCAACAAATGCCTTTCCTCGCTCGGCATCTCTTTGCGGTCCAGCTGGAACCTGATTAATTCTTGCATTTTGTGTTGCAATCTTTTTTCTCTGATTGTCAATCTCGTTGACTGCATCAATTGCGATCTGCGACTGCTCAATAACATCCTTTGCCTCTTGGCCTAAATCTTTTGAATCAAAACTTCTTAAATCACTTGCGTATTTCTGTAAATTTGCTTTTTGTGTTTGACTTAAATTTTCTACGCCTGTTATGGCTCCTGATGCAATTTCAATGTAATAATTGTTTGCTGCTTCATTAAAATTCTTTGGTTTTGCTATTTTAGCTCTACCAGATGATTCGCCTATGAAGAATCTTTCAGTTGGAGTTAAATTTGAGTATCCAATTTGATTAGCGGTTTCTACTGAACTATTAAAATTTGTAATCTTGTCTGCTGCTGATTGTGGAACTTTATCTAGATTTGAAATGGCTGTTGCGTTATTTCCGTTTGTTTCATTTTCAGTCCATTGATTTGGAAATCTACCTTCATTTTTTCCATATTTATTATAGTGTTGTTCTGCCCTTGGCCCCCAATATGAGTTATTTGCAACATCTGGATGTTTGGCTCGATAATATTGTAAATCAAAATTATTCTGTGGCTTGCTTATTGATTCCTTGAGTACATTTGGATCTATCCCTGGAATTCTCGATGCTCCAATTGATGAGAATACAGTATCCAATCCAGATCTAGCAAAAACAAGCGGAGCGGTCGGAGGAGGGGGGGGAGGAGGGGGCGCTCCTCTACCGCCACCACCGCCACCACCGCCACCCATATTAAGCAACCTCCTTTAGAATGAATTTCATTTAATTATATTTCCTTAATTTTATTAACCAACCCTATTTTTCCCAGCAACCGCAAGATAGTCAAATGGAATAGAACCAGTACCCTGCTGCACTTCAGTTGGAACTGCTCCCATTGGAGCCTGCCCATAAAGTCTGGCAAACTGTAGAGCAGCCTGCTGACCAAGTGCCTGCTGTGTAGCAAAGGCATTTGGAGACATTTCAAATTGACGTTTCATTTGTTCAATAGAACGTTGTGGTCCTAGTTCGCGCTCAACCTGAAGTTGCGCCTGGGATGCTCTCTGTAGGTCAAGAGCAGCCATGCGCCTATCTAGTTCTCGTTGGCGCGGGGCATACTTCTCTCGAATATTTGATTCAAGTTTAGCAATTTCTGGCTGAGTCTGGATATATGTTTCCAATGAAGATCTGTAATAAAGATCATTCGCCTTTCCTGCCTCCACAGGGTTGGGAGGAGGAGGTGGAGGAGGAGGAGATGGCTGTCCGCCACCACCGCTGCCCATATTAAGCCAGAGCCTTTCGCATAAACTTCATGTAATCATACTCCTTTTGGGTTCCTAAACGATTAAATATAATTCGCTTGCGAGGTCCAAATCGATCCCAAAGGATCAATAGCAAGCCTTTGAGTGGTTCTACCAACTCAGCTCTTTTAATACCACTAGTAGCACACAAGTCAACAAATATGTCATCACCATTTTCGCTGTGGACGTAATGATCTGGATTAACGCCATGAGGAATGCACCTTGCTAGAGCTACGCCATGAATTTCTCCATTCTTATCCCTAACAGTTCCCATAAGTCCATTACTATCAAACCAATGCACCCAATCTTCAAAGTTAGGCCACATTGCCTCCATTACACCACTTTGTTCAAGAAACTCTATCTGGGTCATATATTTTGCTGGATCTGAATTGTATCTGGATTTGCTGCCATAATGACCCCGCGAATGGAAAGCTTCCTGCTGGCAGCCTCAACCTTCATCTTGATATTGCGCCACTTGTCGTATGACCTAAGGCTATCCGCCCTTCGTTTGACAACCTTCGCGCTTAGTGTCGCTGGGAGTGTAAATGGTAGCGTCAATCCATCAGGCGAAGTTGTGTCAACATTCGTGCCAAGCACAATGTCGTTACCATCCGTATCCCTTCGAATGCTTATCGTTGCGTTGGTAGATCCAGAATTGAAAAATTCAACCTCGTAGTGCGATCCGTACTTCAGCGCAAAGCGATCATCAAATTCATATGCTTTTGTGACCAGCCTGCTTGTATAGCCAGTACCAAAATCTTGAAACCCTGTATTTATGTCAACTGAATCTGAATCCTTGTAATCCGTAAGATGTCCAATCCTTGAGTTGGTTGTGCCTATGCAAAGTTTGATTGTGTTCGTGGCGAATCCAGAGGTAAAGCTTGTCTCAACCATCCTTGCTGCTGCTACTTCCCATAAGCCTTCGAAGCAGTTGAAGATTGAGTTGTAAACCAATATGTGGCTCGGATTTGTTGCTGAATCTAGAGGTATGGCTAGGAGGTATCGATTGTTATGAAATGTTGCGTTGCAAGTGCTGATAAAACTTCTGTTGATCCTTGCGATGATGTCCTTAACTGACTCGCTTATTGTGAGGCCAACTGTAGAGAAATCATCCGCCAAAGACCTTGAGACTGATCGTATGCCGTCATTCGCCAAGAAGAACACATCCTTGTTTACAAGGGCAACTGACCTTCCTGCGATACAACCGATCCTATTCGAAACTGTCTGAACAGTCCATTCCGCTGCGCTATTTGTAAGCGACAATACGCTTGTTCCTGATGTTGTCGTTGTGCTTGGCGTGACATCAACCAGGTAGATCTTGTTCCTCTTAAACACGATGATCTGAAATCCGTAGAAGGGCTGGATTGCGATAATGTCCTCGCCATCGTCACCGCCAACAATGATTGAATTGGTGGTCTTCCATATCTCTGGATCGAGAATGTCAGAGGCGTAAAGAGTGTTCCGATCCTCGCCTGTGCCTACTGCGAATAGGCGATTGGTGAATGATTTGATTAAGCGCAGGCCAGTTGGGGCTAATTGTGTTGAGATTACTCCAGTTGCAGTTGCTGCGGTTCCAGATGATGGTGGTGCTATCGTTATAGTTGGTGCAGATGTATATCCAGAACCACCATTGGTAACTGTTATTCCAGTAACAATACCACCTTGTGATGCAGCATAAGATGCAACTGCTGTTGCTGTTGTGCCATAACCCATTTGTGGTGCAGAAACTGTTACTGCTGGTGCTGATGTATATCCAACACCTGGATATGTAATTGACACAGAAGCAAGTTTTGTTCCCTGCCTATAATTTGTTGCTCCTGTGGTTCCGTCGCTAAACTGCAAAAAACTCTGTCCGTCTGCCCAAAATAATTTATTGTTTAGCTGAGCAAATTCAATTTGAGCGGAGGAATTTACAACTGTCCCGCCAGTAGTC